CTTGAAATGCAAATTGCAGAACTAAAAGGTCAATTGAGAGAACTAGAAGCAGTTGATGCCCAAATAGATGTCCTTGCTAAAAAAACAAAGCCTGAAGAGGGCAAAGATAAAGGAAACGGTACAGCATACAAAAAAGACATGGATGAATGGCACAAGTGGTCTGCCAAAATAAAAGAGCTTAGCAAGGAAACCTTTGGCGATCTTCAAAAAGAATGGGATACAATCACCAAAGACTTAACTTCAAACGATCCCGCCATCCAAGCTTGGGCGCAAAAAAGGGCTAACTCCCTTCTTAAAGCTATATCAGAAGGTTTAGAACAGAATGGCGGAGAGTGGTTAAAGGCTGCCGAAAAAGCTGCTGAAGAATTCAGGAGTGGATATGCTAGCCTAAAAAAAGCCATTAAAGAAGGCGAATCCGAACTATCTAAAGATCTAAAAGAATTTAGATACAATGTATCTATAGGTAAGATAGAAGGCACAGAAGAACAAATTAAAGCACTTGAAGCTATAAAGCAAACAAATGCATACACAATAGCTAGTCTGGATGAACAAAGACAGCTTGAAGTTCAAATATATCAACTCAGAGAGGACCTAAGGAGCCAAAATATTAGATCTGCCTACGAAGAGTATAGACATACCTCCACACTCTTAGATTATGAGGAACAAGATCATGTTGAGCATATTAAACGGTTGCTAGAAAATGAACAACTCAGTGTTAAAGATAAAAAAGCATTACAAGACGAGTTAGATATCTGGATAAAACGCAGAGATGACAGCGCTAAAGAAGAAGAAAAACGCAAACTGAAAGAAGGTTATCAGCGTACTACAGAACTGCTAGACCTCTCTTACAAAGAAAGAGCCGAGTATCTTTCTAAACTCATGCAAATGGATATCTGGAATAATGATGAACGCACACAATTACACAACGAATTCACAGATATATACCTCAAAGCTGAGAAAGAAGCAGCCGAAAAGAATCAAAAGCTTATTTTAGATCAAGCTGAATATGAAGTGTCAATTGGCAAAAAAACTCAAGCTGAGCTTCTAAACGACATTGTCAAAAGTAGAGAAAAGGAACTAGAAGTTGCTAAGAAAAGCGGTAAAGATATTGATCAGGCTCAACTGAAAGTTAATCAAGCTATAGCTAAATATAATGAGCAAATGAGACAAGAAGATAAAGATACTCTTGATCATCAAGTTAGGATGAATGAACTTAGCTTGGAAGACAGGTTGAAAACAATCAGAAATTGGCTGAGCGCAGAAGATGGTGCTACTTCCCATTGGAAAAATATTACACAGGCAGAGCGTAGAGCATTACAAGAACAAGAGTTATCTCTTCAAAGGCAAATTAATGAAGAGTCCGCTAAAAAGCATATAACTGAACTAGGCGTAGAAACTGTTGTCAAGTCTGGTAGTAGTAGCGAACTAAAAGAACTGCAAAAGACTCTAGGTGATGCTTATAAAGCTACACTTGCTTTAGGTACAGCTGGTATAGAAGCTTCAAGACAATATGAACAGGCATTACAATCTGTTGCAAGCGGACTAGAGCGGTCCACTAAACAAGAAGAAGAACTCAATGTCAATAGGCTAAGATACGAGTACGAAAACGGTGTTATCTCTCTCAGCAAATATAAAGAACTACTTGAGGAGAAGCTTGCCCAAGAAGAAGAATATTCTTCAAATTGGTTAGCTATTAAGAAAGAACTCAGAGAGTTAGAGACAAACATCAATAAAAAAGCTGTTGACGAGTATCTCTCCAATCTTGGCGATCTTAGAAATGTCGAAATAGACACTGTCAGAGAGAAGTTAGAAGCACAAAAAGTTTACTATGAAAGCTTAGGTGCTGAAGGGCAAAAAGCTGTCGAAACAATAAAAAAGGCATTAGAAACCCTAGATAAACTAAAGAACGAGCAAATAAGTAATGATAAAGCTAGACTACAACTGCTTAGCATCATTAGTACCAACTCTATTGCAGAACAAATAGAGTTAGCCAAGCTAATAGCAGAAACAGAAAAAGAAACCGAAGCTGAACGCCTAGATGCGGCTAGAGGATATTATGAATACTTAGCTGGATTAATCAGTAAATCAAATAGAGACTCTCTTCCTGTCATTAAAAATACTCTTTTAGAGCAATTAAAAGCTTATGAAGACGCTGGGGAAGGTTCTTCTAATATGGCGGCTGTCGTCATAGTAGCTCTGAAGCTTATTGAAGACCAGAGTAAGAAAACTGCATTAACCACAGTTAATAAAGCCATTGAAGCCGTTGATAAGGTTACACAGTCTGTATCTAGTCTAGGATCATTGTTCGGTGCAGATTCTGAACTGACTTCTGGGATTGAAGCTTTTGGTGGAGCCATAGCAGACACCATTAAAATGGTCGGCCAGATTGCATCAGGTGATATTTTCGGCGCTGTTACGTCTGGGATATCTATGCTCTCAGGTTTGGATAAAGCTTACGCTACGTTAATTCCTAGCATTAGAGACTCTAAAAAAGCATTCAAAGAAATGTCAGACAGCATGAAAGAATCCTTAAATACACTGGGTAAATTTAATTCCAAGTCTCTAATTGGTCTAACTGACTCTATAAAGAAAGCGCAAGCCGATCTCGAAGCATGGCAGAAAGCAGCCGAAGAAAGAGCCAATGCTGGGTTCTTCAAGAACCTATGGTGGTCCTTAACAGATTCAGCTCCAGATGCTGGTTCAGAAGCTGGCAGAGAAGCGGCCCAAGCCTTCATTGAGACCTGGAGCGTTGTGGGCAGTGCCTTAAACTCAGGGGTAACCTCTGGCGTCCAGAGTGGGATAAAAGCCTTCATGGATGGTACAGGGCGCATGATTACTTACCTAAGAGACGGCATCAGAAGTGCCATTATTGATGCTATTACGCAAGCAATCATCCAGGGTTCTATTTACAAGGGAGCTCTTGGCAAGCTGCTAGAGACTCTCACCGACCAGATATCAGACTCACAGTGGGATGCTGCGCAAGACACAATAATGAATATAGCAAATGCTATACCAGAAGTGGCTAGCAACTTAGAAGAAGTACTTGCTCCTTTATCTGAAACGTTAAACAAGTACTTGCCTAGTTCTTCCTCCTCTGGTGGTAGGTCAGGCAGTTCTGGTACTCAAATAGCCGAAATAACAGGCTCTTCAAGAGACCTGCTAGTAGAAATGCTAAGACCTCTAATAACATTGGATTCTCTGCCAGTTTACACCGCTAGCATTGAGGTAGCTATTTACGATATGAGAGATGCTTTTCTGAGGTTTGTAGGTACTGATATTGCATCTAAGGTAGCTACTACAACAATCTATAACGAGTACAACATTAACGAAATAAATATCATTGCTCAAAGTGATGACGATTTTGACAGGATTATGAGTTCTCTTGATAAAAGAGCAAGAGTCGCAACCGAGGGGAGTGGAGGAAAATGAGGGTTAAATTAGTTAACAGATATGGGGAGGTCCTTATCCTCCCTGAAGAACTATCGTTAAAAGGTTGGCCAGATGATACTAACCTAAAGGGAACTGAAATCGAAGGCAGACCTGGTCGCATCATAGATAGACCAAATTCTAAGCTCAGGCCAAGGATCATCAGAGTAGCTGGCTATATGGCAGGCATAGATAAAGATGATGCAGACAAAATAAGAGAAATGATTGCAGGGTTCGTCAATGAGGCGGGCCCTTTTAAGATCTATAGACATGACACTGCAGACAGGTATATGTATGTTTACAAGAAAAGCATGGATCATGAATATAGAACTGGTCACTTTGAAGGTAAAGTGTTTAGTCTCTCCCTCAGTTTCGAAGCAGCTGACCCCCTCTTCTACAGTGACGAAGTTACAGAAGAATTTTATGTAACAGGGGATTCTGTAAGGGTAAGCGCAGTCAATCCCAACTTACCTGCAACAAATGGGCTTGTAGATGTGCAATATGTGGGTACTGGGTGGGAAAATATTTATTACGATTACATGAAAACAACCGTACCTAAGAATTATGTTAAGATAAAGTTCTATGGTTCTGGTTTAGTGGCCAGAATATGGTATACAGGGGGGGTAGGATGGATATATAACATTTATGTTGATGGAATATTAACTAAAGATAGCCCAGTTACTGCTCCAACTGGTGGCACATGGGGTCCTTTAAATATACCAATTACTAACACAGGGAAGCACGAAGTCAAAATAGAGTTAGTGAATGGTAACTTAGAAATAAGCGACTTTGACATTATGGGCTCAAACCTATACCTGATAGACAACCCAGGTACAGCAGAATCAGAGCCAAAGATATATATTGAGTCAGCAGAGAGAGAAGAAAGCTTTGATTACAAAGGTAAGAAATCTGGAAGTTTAACCAGGAATAAAAACAGATCTTTATGGGCTAAAGCATCAACAGATTTAACACCATCACAGGTTGGGTGGTCAGAATGGGCTGACTATAAAAAGCTTTGGCATAAAAACAACTTTTTAATAAACTACTACGCAAGCAACGGCTACTTTCAAATTAAAAAAGAGTATGACCTTTCCCACCTCTCCCCCGCTTACCTTAATTCACTCGTCTATAAAGGTTTCCACAAGGCACAAGGTAGTAACGCAGGAGTAAAGGATTACACGTACAAAGTTCAGGCTTGGGATAATGTCGGCCAGAAGTATGACGACCTCGGCACAGGTGGGCTGAAGTTTGAAAGGGGCAGCGAAGCGTTAAAAGTAGATGGTACCTTTGCAAGTAAGCACGAGCCTCGTTTCGACCATGGAGGTACAAAGAACCTATTACCTGCAAAGGCAACAAAGTTTGACTGGAAGCACTCGGGATTTTCGTATTATGATGAGATTGTAGGAGTGACAGAAAACTGCTCTAATGGGAAGGTTAGTACGAGTATAAAAGGTAAAACCTTACAGAATGAATTAAATTATAATCGTGATACATGGGCGGAGTGGACTTTATTAAATGGAAGCTCGGTTGCAAATGGTATTCTAACAGTAGCTTTTGGCTCGTCACCAACTGCAACGATTAGTGCTTTTTTCAAAAACAATACTAAGTATGGTTTTTTGTTCAACAAGATCAACACAGGTAGGACAAGGCTGTCTATTATAGATGGGGCTTTCAGCACCAATTATAGTTTTGTGTCAGAAAATGCTGTTGTAGGGATGCAAAAAGTAATTGCGACATCTAAAACAGAAATAACAGACAATAAACTAAAGTTTTTATCAAACACAGTAGCCGAAGAAGCCCTTTCTTTGAAAGACTTGAGAGTATTTGAACTTCCTGCAGGCTCGGAAAGTGAAGCGGATTTTAATAATCTTACAGCAGACCAACTGGTACAAAAATACCCTTATATTAAAGGAGATAGTATAAAGTCTACTATTGGTAAAGTTCGCTTGAAAAGTGTTGGGAAAAACTTATTTGATGGAAAATGGTGGAATGGTTATAATTTTAGTGGTTCGCCTTCTCCTAACGCTATCTCATTTGTTAATTTAGTGAATGGCAACACAGGAGAAACATATAGACTTTCATATGGAACAATTAAAAGCAGTTCAATTGTTGGTTTTAACACGTATGATACTAATGAAAACGTTATACGAAAAGACGTTAAAACAAATTACCTAACTTTGCAAAGCAACGAGATATTTTTTGACTTTTTCATATATAACTCAAACGGAATATCGCCAAATGATGTTACGAATATTTTGGTAGAAAAAGGTATAGCCACCTCCTACGAGCCTTATACTGAGAGCAACCTGTATATCAACGCAGGTCAAGTCTTACGCAGCCTTCTGAACGGAACTAAAGATGAAGTTAGCGAGGGTAAGCTTAAAAAGAGAGTTAGTGGTATATATTCTATAATAGACACAGATTTCGTTTCTATAACAAACGGAAACAATGTCCAGTTTGTAAACTTTAAACCACTTCCTAATCAATATCAGATAGCTGGTGGCAGTGTAGTCACAGGTGCATATTCCTGCCCTGACTTTCCTGAGGTTCCTCACACAAACTCAGATAGTGCTACAAGTTATTACAGAAGCGTTCTAGGAACAGGAAAAAACCTTGTCTTTATAGTGCCTTTAGGAACATATGCAAGCCTTGCAGATGCTCAGTCGAAACTAGTAGGGACTACGCTAATTTATCAGTTAGCGACACCAGAAGTTTTACCCGTTGAATCTGAAGGTAGTTTAACTGCATATCAGAATGGCACCCTGTACGCAGAGCCGAGTTTTTGGGGTTATATTGAACCAGGTAACAGCACAAAGACAATTACAGATATAACCCTTCCTGCGGGAGACATTCGCAAGGTTGAAAGAATTGACATCGTAGACGGCAAAGAAGTGAGGGTAGACGTTACCAGCGATTGCAGTTTAACAGACCTAAACACGGCAATAACAATTAACAATCCTGAACTCGGCAAGAGATATTTTTATGACTGTTCAATTGCAGAAGGTTATTCGACCAACGGAGAAAAGACCTACTTTTTTGAGAAGGCAGTTACCCTGACACAAGGGCAGGTTGTAGCAGAATTGGAAGCAGTAAACGCCACAAAGGTCGAACTGGTGAAAGGAACAGACGATATTATATATTACACCACTGTAACGCCAGACAAGCCTAAACTGGAACACACGGGGTCTATGTATGTAAAAAACATTGGCACTGTACCTGTAGTAATTGGCTCGCAGACAATACAACCTGGAACACATACCAGAGCAACTGTTAGCATACCAGCCAACACAACAGAGGCGAAACTTGCAATAAAAACAACGCCTGAAACAGTACCAGGTACAAAATTAGCATTAATGGCCTGGCATCCGCAAATAGAGGAAGGAGCCACTGCAACGGAGTGGGTTGAGGGAAGAAGTACAGGTATCTTGATTGAAGAAGATACTGTAAACCTGATGGTAGGCAAGACAGACTTCCAAACAGGGTGGAGAATTTACGATAATTCAACTGCTACAGTAACACCTGGACAGGTTGATCCTTATGGTGGGGCAGGGGCGTATAGAATACAAACAAGTGGAGGCACTAGCGTTATAAAATATTACACGCCAATAACAATACCAGATACAGGCAAACGGTGTTCGATACAAGTATGGTTAAAAAATAACAACAATATCGCCATGAAGATGATTTCTAACCTTGGTGGGGAAGAAAAGATCGTTTCGGCCAACAGTGATTTTATATTATTAAAAATTCAAAACCTAGTAGGTAATGGATCTACTTCATTGCAAATACAGTTTCAAACATTAAATGTTTCTGACAACCTGGACATCACTGTTTTTCAGCCACAAGCAGAAGAAAAGAATTATTGCACCACGTACACACCGACAACTAGAGCAACAGAAACCTTGTCGATACCTGCCAAGGGAGTACTTCCTCTAGAAGGAAGTATGGAGATAGAATTTAATTATTTAAAAGGGCCTGCATCTGTAGACAGGTATTTATTAGCTCATTATCAAGGAGATTCAAATCGGTTTACCTTAAGAATAACTACAACAGGGTCGTTAGCATTTGATACGTTTAATCGTACAAGTAAAGGTACTACACAATATTATAAAATAGGTTATGGAAAGCACACACTGAGGATTAAATGGAACAAAGAAAGTATTGTTATTTATTTGAATGGTATTGTGTTAGGAATTAAAGATAATCCTTATTTACCCGATGATTATTTATATAATTTATCAATAGGATGTAATTCTTGGCTAAACCCTGTAGTTACTAGGTTTAATGAGCCGATTCACTACCTACATTTCACTTCCAAGCAGTGGACAGACGCAGAAATGGCCTCGCCCGATAGGGTACCTGTTGATGGCGATACTACCTTTGTGAAAGACTTCTCAGAAGAAAACCTTGACTGCATTACGCCGTTTGAAACTACGCTAACTAGCCCACAGAAGTATATTGATTCCGCGGGCAAGGTCAATTTTTTGGTAAGGTCTACCTATCCTGCAGATGCCAATATTTCTTCCTACGTCTATACCGACTATGTACAGATGAAAGCAAGTTACCAGAAGGCTACACTAGGGAAAAACGCTGTAGTGCTAAAGGCTAGGAATCTTTTAGAGAATGGTAGTTTCGAGAAAATAGAAAATGATGTGCCTGTAGGGTGGATAAAACTATTTATTCCTTCGTTAATTTTTGCTGACCCAAAGGACGGAAAAGTGGCAGTTAGAGGGTCGAATTATACAGGTAGTAATTACTATCAAATAATAAATATAGTACCATACCAACATTATAGGGTTCAGGGCTGGGTAAAGGCTTTAACAGATACAACTGATATTTCTACAATATCTATTAATTTTCTAGATGCTTCAGGGAATGCTCTAAAAACGTCTAGCAAGATAATAAAGCTAACTTCAAATGTATGGACATGGATAGAATTTGTTGTCCTAGCACCTGAGAACGCTGTTAAATTATGGCTAAACGCTGGTACGGGAAGTATGGACATCCCTTATCTATACTATGATGGCTGTGTTGTAGACTGCCTCGGTGACTCCCCCGAAGCACCTTCCCGGCAAGGATATGTAGAACCTCTACGCAAATACCTCTCCTTCTCTTCTCCTGTCATACTAGCTAGGAGAGAGGTCCTCTCTTATAGCAACACTTCACAGATGAGAGTACAGAAGAATGGTGAGAGTGTGCTAAACCAAGCCAGTACAGAAATGCTCATTGGTGGCTTTCCTATTCAGCCTGGGAAGCAGATCCTTGAGTTCAACTGTCCTAAAGACGAGCTATGGAAAGTAACGCTTAAATATCAACCAAAATATTACTAAAGAGGTGATATGTATGAGAGTTGAAGAAATTGTAAGCTCTCTCCTTTCAAAAATTGAAGATGTACAAAACAAAAGAATAACGGCTCAGGCAGACCTTTTAGATGCCTTGGGCCGTTTTCAATTGGCAAAAGAATCAGAAGAAGAGGCAATCAATACACAAGCCCTTTCGGCCGGAGAGATATCTGCTCTAAGATCTCAGCTCCTCCAATTTAATGAGCAAGAGATGGCCTATAAAGAGCAGTTGAAGCATTTCCAAGCACTTCTTAGCCTAGCACAACCACCAGCCGAAGAGCCTGCCTCTGAAGAACCAGTAACCGATCCTACGGCCGAAGAAAATCCTGCAGAGGGCGAACTACCACTTGATGATCCTCCTCTGCCGGCAGAAGAAGATATACCACCAGTAGAGGGTGATGGCGGTGGCCTATAGAGTAATTGTTTTAGACGCAATGGGAAATCCTGTTGCGTCTTTCCCTTCCACAGTTAAATATCGTAAGAAGAAAAACCAAGGCACAGACTTCTCTTTTGTAGCTCCACCAGATGAAGATATTCTTCAAACTCTACTACCTGAAAGACGTTGCACTGTTTACAGCGAAGATAAGCCTTTAATTTCAGGTGTAATTCGTAACAGAGACCTTACTGTTTCTAGTCCTAATATTTTTTGTATCACAAACCATGTTAAGCTAAATAGCTACCGCACTCCCGAAGCATGGACTGGGTGGAATGGTATGGACCTTAAAGACGCTGTAGAGGATATGCTCTACTCCTTTCTTGTTCAACGCCAAAACCTTCAATCACAATGGACTTCAGCAGTTGACATGGATAAAGTAGATGTTGTTACAATGCCAGGTAAAGTTATCTTGGCTAAAGATGATAATGGTTCTTACTACTCTAGTGGGTACATCACTCTACAGTTCGATTTTGGGCAAGACTTGCAAAGATACCAGTTACTTAGATGGTCGGAGACTATCGGCGATATGGTACGCATTAGAGCAGAGTTTAGGACCTCTTTTGACGCAGTAAGCTGGTCTCCTTGGAGTGAAAGGTTAGCCTCAGTTTTCCCAGACACTTATGGCGTCGCTTTGACGGGCTCTGGACGTTACATTCAAGTCCGTATGCGCCTTTACACAGACGATACTATGTCTGTAGATAAGAATGGAAACCCTACTGGCGTTACGCCTATTTTAAGTGGGGTAGAAGTTGTCGGCAGAGGTAAAACAATCTTTACTAAAGGATCTTTCCCTGCTATAGCTACAGGCAAGGTGCTAAACGGCTATCAATTCAACAGAGATAACTACTTAAACATCATTAAAACTTGGTGTGATGATTTCGGCTATGAGTTTGATGTTGGCCATAACTTAGAGTTACATTTTGGTGCAGAATTAGGCAAGGAAACCGATTTCATATTAAGATCTACAGACAACATCAATATAAAAAACCTCAGTGATGAGTCTAAGGATCTTGTGAATTATCTTACTTGCTATGGTGCAGGTGATGGTCCCGCTCAGATCATGACTATACGCCGAGATGATAACAGTATTAATAATTATGGACTAAAGCCTGGTGAATTTGAAGATAAAGACGCTGATTCAATCGAAAAGCTTAATACCTCAGCTGATAAATATCTTGCAACTAAAGCTTGGCCAAAAGAAGAATTTATCGTTAGTATGCCTATTAGCCTTCTAAACGAAGCTGTCAGTATAGGCTGTTTAGACACGGTTAGGGTTGTCGATCCTATCAGAGGCTTCGAAACGAAAGCCAAGATATTAGATGAGGACAGCGACGGTGCAATTATAACCTTCGGTCTCAATACTGATTTAGATAATATCCTAGAGAAGCTCAGTAAAGGCAATATAGCTAGGCCTAAGAGCAGAGGACTTCCTCCCGAACCACCGACTGATGTAAGGATTAAGAGTGGCTATAAGCATATTCTTATCTCTTGGCAGAGTGATGCAGACAGATTTGCTATAGAGCATTCACTCGATGGCCAAGACTTTAGCCTACTGCAAGTAGTAACAACTAAAGAATATGTACACTCACAGCTTGATATAGATTCTACCCATTTCTATAGAGTAGTAGCTATTAAGAATGATCTAGTTAGCGTTCCAAGCGTCACAGTAACAGCTATAGTTAGAAATATTCCTACTACTGATATAGACGATTTTGATATAGATAAAACTCCTCCAGGCAAACCTCTAAATTTAGCTATGCAACAGCAGGTGGCTAATCGTATAGGTGATGCCTTCGATATAGTAACTCTACTTACTTGGACTAATGATGTAGCTGCAGATTTAGCTTTAACAGAAATCCAACGAGCTGTAGATAATGGTACCTGGGAAGTTATTGGTACAAGCAAAGGTTCATCATTCATTGATAGAGATATTGTCATTGGAAGTAAGTACGCCTATAGGCTAGTACATGAGGATTATAGTGGTAACCGGTCCGAGTTCTCTGATGAAGCGTCTATCACAACAACGAATATTATTCCTCCTCCACTTGCCCCTGCAAATGTAAACATAGCAAAAGGAGCTTCTTTCTTTAAAGTAGAGTGGAATAAGAGTAAAACAACTGATGGCAATGACGATCTTAATATCAAAGAGTATGAAGTATTTGTTTCTGATACGTCTGGTTTCACGCCAAGCGATAACAATAAAGTGTATGCTGGATTTGCTACTACCGCTTTTGTTAGAGCGGATGGAGATAAAACCTACTATGTACGTGTTAGAGCTAGAAATAAAATGAACGATACCTCTCCTTTTACTAATGAGGTGTCTTTTTATTTACCTAAAATCGCTAAAGAGGAATTAGCTTTTGCAGCTTTAACAGTTGATGATTTAACCGCTTATAAATTCTCTGCTGATCAGATATATGGTGGAAATCTTGATATTTCGAGATTTATCACCATAAACAATGGGAATGGCAAGGTAGTATGGGATACAACTGGTTTTTATGCGATCCAAAACGGAGTTAAAACCTTCTCCATCGATCCTGAAGATGGCTCAGCTTTCTACGGAGGTCCTCTTAGCGCTAAACAAATAACTGTAGACCAGTTGGATGTAAACAGGCTCAATCTAAATGGTTGGGTGTCGGTATTGCTTAGAACCACTGGATACCCTCTTTTATCTACAAGTGGCAAAGATTATCGCTCAAATAATGGTGATTCCTGGCATACAGTATATGAAACTACACTCCCACGAAGTAGCGACGCTTACTATATAGCTAGGATTGCATATAAAATAAACTTTAGACGTCTTAGCTGGATTTCAACAGGAGCAACAATGGCACGACTTCAAGTTGTGATAGGTGGACAAGTATTCACTGGAGCTGCGCATCAACAAGTTAGCCAAACAAATAACTGGGGGGAAGTTAGGGGAGAGCTAGACTGTGATGGTCCACAAAGTAGCCAAGCTACAATCAAGCTGCAGTTGTATGGTCCAGCTGGAAGTATCACAGCTTTTACTCTAAATACTAATGAGGTAGCGCAAAATAGACAGGTTTAGGAGGTGGTTATTTGCTTTATTTAATCAATGAAGGCGTAACGGACCAGGAAAACAACTCCTATGTAAGAGCAAGAATTATTTCAGAATTAGAAACGCCTCTTTACGCTGACACAGTATACGAATTTGACAACAATACTGATCCAGCAAGGGCCCAAGATATTTCTACTAAGCCAGATGATTACTTTATTGAGTACGAATATAATCCACCGGCCAACGATGAGGATATACCTACTGTAAAAAGCAAAAAACTCATGCACAGAATTAGAGACAGCGATGGAAATATAGTTGGCACAGAAGAAGTTACCCCTCCTCAGGCAGCAGGCGGTATACCAATATCGAAATTGAAAATTCAGTGGCATTATATCAATAAACTTTCTGTTTGGAAGCACTATCTTAGCGGAGGACAGGTATCACCTGGCTCCCCGTTCGAAGCAGAGCTTATCAGCACTCCCGACGGTGCGAGTGCTAGCAACCCTACAGAGGGATGGAGCGTTTTTAAAATACCTAACGGTCAATATACAAAGAACACAATATACAAATGCAATTTTAACAGTGCAAATGCATATGGGGATGCAATGCTTCACGATAATTATGTTCTATGTGCATCAATAGGTCATCAGGCAAATGTAGGAGACCCAAATAGGGGTGGAGTACCAAATAGCGAAATCGATTGGTCTTTCCCAATTAAGAACATCTTCCCACAAGTTCGTTATTACGATAATCATATAGGGCATTTGTTACTAAATGGGATTGTTAGTAACAACTGGTATAGAAGTACGACAGCTGGTTATCTTGGCCATAATGCCCAGAATATTACTTTTGCATACACCGCTGATGCTAACCCGAACGATACAGATCCATTTAAAGATATGTACTTCAGAATTAAGCGCTATTCCATTTTATTTGAATGATAAGAGGTGGTTATTTATGGGCGAAAATGAATTAATTGGGTATATCAGAGAGGATTTAAAGCGCATGGACGCTAACATCAACGCTAACTTCGATAAATTACGCGACGAAATACAGCAGTTGCGAAAAGATCAAGGGACAGACTGCTCAATTAAACGAAAAGCCATTTATGAAGATCTTGGGAAACTTGATGAGCGCCTGGGAAAAGTAGAAGCCGCTATAGTTAGGTTAAACATGGGCCTAACTGTTAGCGGCTTTGTTGCTGGAAGTGCTGTAACTACATTAGTTGGGATGATTATCAAAAAGACTCTAGGAGCTTAAGAAAGGTGGTGATAACATGCCCAGCATTGAAGAACAATTAATGCTGCATGAGGGCTTAAAGTTAAAAGCTTACCTCTGTCCAGCTGGTAAAACTACTGTTGGAGTAGGGCGAAACCTAGAGGATAGAGGCATTACGCGCGATGAGGCGCTTTTTTTATTGCGCAACGACATCAAAGAAATAACAGAAGAGCTAAGCAAGCGTTACAGCTGGTTTAGCTCTTTAGACTTTGTACGCCAGAAAGTATTAATTGATATGACTTTTAACATCGGCCTTGGTGGGCTTTCTCAGTTCCGAAACATGCTCAATGCAATTGAAGGTGGTGATTATCAAAGAGCCTCTACAGAGATGGAAAATTCTAGGTGGTATCGTCAGGTAGGGATTCGGGCTAAGCGCTTAACCAAAATGATGAGAACCGGTTCAGATTATTAAAAAGAAAAAGAGAAAGAAGGTTAATGTAATGGATAAGATTATTGGTTTCCTCTTGTGGGTTATCACTCTTCCTGCTGTTTTAGCTTATGTAGCTAGCTGGTTGGTTAGCCGGCTAAAGGTTAAGAAAGAAAAAGAGTGGCTAATTACTCTTGTTAGGTTAGCCACGAACGCATATGAGTACGCTGAAGCCCAGGGCTTAGCTCAGGGTCTAAGAGGATATGCAAAGTTTGACCCGTTTATGGATAAATTTATTTTAGAATTTCGCAAAGAATTCGGATATGAACCTGCTCCTGAAGACAAAGGTAAAGCAGTAGCAATTATGGAGCAACAAGTTATTAATGAAAAAAAGGAGCGTCTTCAGCAAAGCGAAAAAGCTAGCTGAAGAAAATGTAGATGCTGTTTTTGATAATTGGGTAGAGCAAGGAAAAGCTCAAAGGGATAATATCTCGGGTAGATTAATTGATTCACTCAGAAAAAAGGATATGTAAAAAAGCGAAGCGGGCCTACATGGCCCGCCTTTTTTTATATTTCTGAGTCTTTTCCGGTACGATCCTTATAGACGAATAAAGGTTCTATAACATGAATAGCATCCTTACTCATTTCAATTAGATCTTCGGTTGTGTATCTAGCCTTGATTTTTTTAAGGACAAAGAGATATTCGTCTAAGTCGAATGGCTGTTGTTTTTGCATTTCTATATAGTCCTTCATCTTTAGAGTGTTTTCTGCCGATAAATAAACACCTCTGTGTACTTTTAAAATTCCTGTATCAGCATCAACAAGGAATACTTTCGTCCCCAGACGATTACCTGGTTCGATATTAGGTAAGTCAGCAGGTTGTTCTTGCAATAAATTTACGTTATACGGGATATCCATCCATTCTAGGTCGCCAAATTTAACCAAGAAAATGATAGCTCCTTGAATATAGCATATCTTTAATTTGAATCCGCCCTTCTGAATGTTGTCTATTACCTCTTCAGTCGGGCTTTTGATGGTAAAACCAATCATCGGCATTCCCTCAAGGATCTGAAATATCCTATTTTCTGGGTAAGACGTTTTCCCTTCAAAAAATAATTTGCCAACTTGAGGTTGCTGTATAGGCTTATTACTAAAGGTCAACATATTACATCTTCCTTCCTGATATTCCTCAAAATAGTTATTAATAGCCCATGCTAACAAGTTCTCTGGTTGTATATTTGGCATAGATGCTATTAATTGTTTGATGATAGTTCTTTTCATCAAAAGGTTTAGCTTTTTGTTCCTCTGTAAACTCTTTTAATTTTAGAGATATATTATTCGGTAGGCCAATTAACCTAGCTACTTTAAGTAACCCTGTATGGGCATCTACAAGAAATACAGAAAGGCCGTACCCCTGACCTTCATCAGGTTCTTCCAAAATAAATGATTGCGACAGATGTATGTTATACGGAGCGTCCATCCACTGTTGATTACCTAGCTTGGCCAAAAAGAAAATAACATTATCTATATAACAGACTCTAAACTTAGTGGAGCCATTTTTAATATCAACTATTTCTTGTTCGTCCGGTTTATCGTAAAAGAGTAATAGCATAGGTCCTGTCTGATCAATGTCAAAGACAATCCCTTCACGGTACCTGGTTACACCCTCCTTGAATAGCTCTCCAACTTTAAGCTTCCTCACCGCTACCATCCTTTCGTTCTATGATGATCTTTTTCTGGCTATATGTTAGCTTTACTTCTCTGTTTTCAGGCGTTATACCCATGTCATCTGCCCAAGCTTTAGGAAAGCTAATACGTGTTCCAAAAGAGTGTTTACCAGAGTTACCACCAGCTTTATAAAATATAACCTTTAATGTCCTAGAGTTCTTCATATTAGCCTCTTTTTCTCATAATGTCCACCAATATTTGCTATTCGTTCTAGCAACACCGATAGCCTTTTATGATTTAATTCGGTGCCAACGAACCTTCTTCCAGCTTGGTAGGCGTACAAACCGACTAAACCTCTACCCATACATAAATCCCCTATACAGTCATAATCTTCATTTTCACATATCCATTTAATTATATCTTCTTCATCTACATAGTCTAAAGGCATTTTTTTGCGTTTATTGCTGGCTCTAATTACATAACACATATTTTCTTTTTTGTGGTAATAGGAGCTATTGTAAAAAGTGACCTGTCTGTAAATTTTCTTCGTCTCAAGCAAGAATTCTCCTAGGTACTCTTTGCCTATTTCAATATAACATGTCTTGGGGCTAATTTCTTTTATGCATTCAAAAAGCCTGCTATAGAAATTATAAAAATTAGTTTGATAGTCTGTTCTTCCCGCCTTAGTATAGAAAGTATTCAAGTTTCCACAATTCCAAGGTGGATCAACAAAAAAGAGATCAGCATCTTTCATAAACTCAGGGAGAGGGTCAAAGATATTATGGACTTTAACCTTGCTACCATTATCAAATTCTATTATTTGATTATCTGCAATTGGATGCCTGATATATGCTTCTCCGTAATCCCAATTAGCCAAGGTCCCTCATCTCCCAACTCCTTGAATATACTTGATTTTTGAAAAGTTCTGCTATACCAGTTACTTGCTTAAGCCTAAACACTTCCTCTAATTCCATGCCTAAGTGCTTGGCAATAGCTTCATCGTCTTCTCCTTGCTCGAATAAGGCTTTGACTAAGTCGCCCATTAGTTCTACTTGGTGAACACCACGAGCTCTATTAAACTGCACAGTAGCAGCCATTCTTTGAGCTGGCGTTTGTTCTAGCACAATGATGGGTATTTCCTTAGCCTCTAGATAGTCTTTAAATATTGTGTACCGGTGGAAACCGTCAACGATTATATATTTCTCTATATCCTCATCCCATATTGTTACAATAGCAAAGCAAAAGCCATTATCAATGATTGATCTTTCTAGCAATTCCATATTGTTTTTAGGTACACTGTTAGGGTTATAGTTATTGGCTTGTACCATATCGATCGGTACAATCTTTGGATCCATCACAGGTAATTTAACAGGTCCTTTCTTAGTCTCTATTATCACAATAATTCCCTCCACTTCTTTATAGTCTCTTCTCTGGGGTCTGGTTTATTGTCAATAGGCAGGTTGTTCTCATAATCATTAAGGATTAACTGCCTACATTGTTGCCTAGCAACATAGTTATTATCTAAATGCTTCGCAAAGCGTTTTTCAAATATTGGCTTCTTGCTTTCGTCTGGATAGGTAGCCAGCAGGAAGTCCCTGTATTCCTTCCATGATTTGTAGTTCTTGGGCAGTTTGCGAACTTGGAGCATCTTGTTGTCTTTGCCATATATATGACCAACTGCTATGCCATCTATTCGCTTTAACAATTTATCATAAGTCTTCGGCTCGAACTCTGGCAGGTCTACAAGGGCTTTAAATGACTTCTCATGTATTAGGCTAGATACTCTGATTTCTTGTAATCCTAAGCCTTTCTTGAATTGATAGTCGTATATTTTAGAATAATTTAATTGATTATCATAGATATATTTCCAGATATCGTGAAAGTTCCAGTCGTAAAGAGGGTAAAAGTTGTAGTTATTGTTTTTCTTGCGCTTAGTACACCAATAAACACCTTTATAACCTGGATTCTTGGCTACTGCTCTCCACCGATTAGGGCTTTCTGTGGCTCTTAACCCAACAAGGAAAGCTGTGTTTTCTCTGGAATCTTGGAAGTTATCTAAAGCATCATAGAAGCCAAACCCTTTGTTTTTGTCTTTTATCGTTTCAGTTCTAGTGTCCCATGGCTTATGTTGTATAGAGTCTGGCTCTTTGCTACGCATCCATATCTTGTGCTTGCCTCTTTCCCAACATTTTAACTGGCCCTCCTTGATAGAAGTAGCATTAGTTAAGTTAAATTCTATTTGTAGCCACAGTTTTATTGTATTTTCTGGATACATCTCCATTAGGTATTTAATCTGTTTTATAGTGCTATCATACACAACCTCTTCGTCGAGAAAGAATAAACCTATTTTACGTCCTCGTTTATGAGCTTCCTTCAAGGCCAGATGTGCTAGGACCGTGCTGTCCTTGCCTCCACTGATAGATACACAAATACTCTCGAACTCGTCAAAAATAAAAGCAATCCTTTCTTTAACCGCTTCTAAGACATTCCTGTTAACATATATTTGCTTGGCCATAGATAGCATCTAACCTCGCTTTCCATTTGATAAATTCGTTTGTAATATAGTTGTCTATTGATAACACAGTTGTAAGGTAGGTTATCTTATTCATTCGATTAATTTTCAGAAAGTCGTTAAAATCAATCTTCCTGTAGTGCATATCAATGACTGTATAGTTTCCCTTCTCTGTTATTTCTGTATATGACTTAACATTATCTAAGCTAAAGCGTTTATTGCGTGCGACATATAAACGGTCTGGCTCTATAGCTTTCTTTTTAATATCTCCTGCAAATAACTGCAGGTTACGTGGTATCGTGTCCGGGTCCTTCATGCCTAAGTTATTAAATAGCTTATCTCTATATTTGTTATATTTGATTTGTTCTGATTCGGTTACCTCAACATTTATCATGGTTAGCTTTATATTTACTGGTCTCATTACGATATCCTCGTCTTTAAGATACAGATAGTCGAAAGACTTGCCTTTGTATTTGTCTTTGTTCTCAAAATCAAGGAGTACCATAAAGTCGTCTTTAGTGTCAATAAACGGAAAATACTCAAATATAATCCTGTGTGGTGTTTGGTTAAGATAGTGATGAGCGCAGTTATAAGTTAGTTCGCTCCTGTTCTGTGTTCTCAAACACTCGTTGAATATCAATAGTGTTTTATCGTCTATTGCCTCTAAAAGTGGGTAGAAGGTGCGATACATAATAATCTCTGAATACTCAATGTATTTAACAGGGATCTCTAAATTAAATTTTATGGGATAACCCTTATAATAAAAGCAATAGACTTTTTCGATATTACAAGAGTTAACATATTCTCTTACAGTTTGCTTTTTCTTTTGTTCGCTAAAGCCTATTCTAATCACTACATCACATCCTTTCCGTCAATCCATTTTGAGATGTTTTGCTTGTTCTTTTTGAGCTCACGCTTAAACCAGTTAGCCAAGTTTTCTTTATGATTGAGATTGTTCAATATTCGTGCGTCAACCTTGCTGTAAGCACATATATCAATGATATTAACCTCTTTAGTTTGGCCTATGCGATGTACTCTATCTTCGCTTTGCGCTCTGGTGGCCCAATTGAAGTCATTAGAATAGTAGATCATATTAGAACAGAATTGGAGGTTAAGGCCATATCCGCCACAAGCTTTATTAGCGAGTAAAAACCTAGCTTCGTTTCTGAATCTATCTAGTTCTTTCTGTCTTTGTTTAGGTTTAATGTCCCCGTAGAATAAAGCTATTTGTTGGCCGTATTTATCGGTTAAAACTTTCTCTATGTCTCTTATCTCTTGTGTGAATTTACACCATACTATAACCTTACCTTCCAAATTCTCTATTTCGTCAAGCAGTGTTTGCACTCTTGGATTGTCGAGCGGATCTCTAAACATAGGCACGCTTGTTAATGGTTCTATTTCTATTATTCTATTGCCACTTACTACTTGTTGAAGTCCTGTAAACAGTTTATAAATGGTTGTGCTATCAAACTCATCTATGTTGCTTAGCAAAAGGTCCTTTGTGTTTTCGTATTCATAAGATTGTTCTTGCGATAAGTAATAAAAAGCTGTTTTATATCTTTTCTTAGGCAGGTTAAGAGCATCTTTATTTTCGATAATATAAGAGTAAGGAGCTATCTTTTCTGTGAGGTAATCCACATGCAATGTGCGCCTAACTCTCCCATAATCATCATACTCTAGGTGATTAGCAGCAAAACTCCAGAAACTGTTGTAACCGAGTATTCTTTTGTCTAAGATGTACCATTGGGCAAATAAATCAGCTTCGTTTTTACTTATGGGCGTTCCGTTTAGGATAATCCTATAGGGGCAACTCTCAGCCAAGGCAGTTATTCTTGCAGTGCGTTTAGCAAAATAGTTTTTAACCAGGTTACTTTCATCCACTACTAAAAATGTATCTTTTTTAGCAACCATCTCTAATAATTTTAGGTAGAGCCTATCTGATTTAGACAGGCTCTCTATCCCATATATATTAATTAGTCCGTCATCTTCTGTATGATAACGTATGTTTTCTCTCATATCTGCTTTAACAGAGCATGGGCAAAGCCAAAGAATATTATTAATTTTTCCTCTTTCAAGTCTGTTTTTAATCAGTTCTAGAGCAACTCTAGTTTTCCCAGTACCCATAACCATGTATAAAGCGCCTATTTTCAGCTTAACTAATTTGTCATATGCTTCCTGTTGCTGTGGGAAAAAATCAGTTTTAATCTTCATCTCTAAGGTCATCTAGTACCTCCCGGCTGCTATCTAGAATATCTTGCAGTCCCTCTTTCTGCTTTCCCTTTGCGACCTCTTTGGCTTTAACAGTTTTGACGTCTTGAATAGATACTTTGTATTCTTCGATGCTAGCAAGAGCCTTATCTGTAAAGCTGAACCCGTATAAATTTGCAAAGTCCATAATTTCTTTGTAATGCTCAACTCTCACTACAACGCCCTTATCCCATTTGCTACCAGGTAAACTTCTAGCAATTTCATAAAGACCATCATTCCGATCATTCCATCTAATGATTAATGAGTTCGGCTTATTATATCTATAGATCCAGCGCTTGCATTCTTGAACAAAGTCACCGTTTACAGCTTTTTCTGCTACAATGGGGTCGTGAATTATAACTGGGAAGCCCGCATTAAGTAACTTATTACCAAGTTCCGCAGCTCTGTCAATGTTAAAGCCAGTTGTTTCGCTAATATTTCTATGCCATTTAGAACCATCCCACTTGTAGCCAAGCGATTTTACTACATCGATAAAATCTTTATTTTTCTCGTATAAAGCATAAACAGAGTCTTCTTTGATTATTATTTCGGCAGGGACATTGTAATTTGCTTTTTCTGGATAAAGAGTAGATTCTTTTTTAGCTTCTTGCTCTTGTTTTTTTTCAAGCTCATCAATTGCTATTTCATCCTCTGTCTTAAACGCTTCCTCTGCCTCGTTGGCAATGATTCTGAAGATACTTTCATCTCTATTGTCAATATAATATTTAGCTTCTGTGCGATTTACGAGAATGAAGTCTAAAACTTCTTTAACGTCTTCGTATGCCAAGTTTTCAAGAACATCTGCTTTTTCATATCCACCACTTTTCAATTCCAATCTTGTGTAGTTATACTGATCCTCTTTCATTCTTTCGATTTTCTGCATAAGCTTTGCTCTTAGCGTGTTTGCCCATGCTACTTGCTTCTCTGTTCCAAATAGTTCTGGCAGATCTCTTTCGGTTATAATTTTTTCTACTTCTTCTTGTTTTTTTGACGCATAGCAATCACTACACAAACTGTTAAAATGGCGATCTGCTTTCCATTGACGGTCTTTTGTTGGTCCAATTATATTTACTCTACCTTCATGTCCACAACTGTATGTCCCGTAATACCAAGCCATATTTATCACCTCGTAATGTATTGGAATCCAATAGTGTTGTGTTAAAGCGGGCCTCTGCCCGCACATTAATCTATTATGATTCTTCTAGCTCATATTCATCTGGCTCATAACTAGGGCTATTACTAACGATATCTTGGCTATTATCGTCAAACTTGCCATAAGGGAATTTGCTACTGTGAGTTACATTCCATTCTCCATACTCCACCCAAGCACACCAAATCCCGCCTGCGTCGCTAAGTTCCATCTGCTGACCTTCCTCTACCCTATAGAGAAAGCCTTCTTTATCAGCGTAAACTGGCATCTCTGCAATATGTCCAATCGAAGCTCCGTCATAGAAACTTCTCTCTACCTCATATACAGGTAGCAAATTAGCTATCTTGCACGCCTCCTCATAGCGTGTCAACAAGTACATTCTTAATGCCTTCTCCGCTACTTTGCTCTTAGTAGTCTTAGACGCACTAGCTACTAGTGTCAACGCTACATCTACATTATCGGGAAAACTCAAGTTAGGTCTCCTCATATCTTTGCCTCCTAAAGAGGGCGCGCTAGGCCCCTCGGTTTAGTATGTGTGTACTCGTTCTTCTTTGGTTGTACCGTCTGGCATTGCATAACCAATAATTAAGTCCAAGGTGCAGTCTGCTAGATGGTCGTTGCATTCTTCGCTAAAACGGTATAACTCAACAGGTTTTCCGGTTATCTTTGCTTCGTC